ATGGCAATAGCCAGTATAAGTTTACGCAATAGTTTTCTCCTTGTTAGGGGTTTATTATTCTGCAGCCTTAGCTTTCTTATCAACCTTGTTAAATACCTGGTTGATTTCTGCAGTGGACAGTTTACCGTCGTCCAGGAAGGCTCTCGATAGTCCTTCTACTACGGTGGCTACACCAGCCATGCCTGCCATAAAGCAAGCTTTCCATATATCTACGCCGGCAATAGCACCAGCACCTATAACACCTAGACCAGATGCTGCAAATGTTGCAACGATTCTCATGATAATATTATTAATTTGTTTCATATTAATCTCCTAAATCTGGAAGTTTACTGCCCTTTGTATTTTCTTTCAATTTTTTATCAGCTTGTGCTTTTAGTCTTGCGGCTTCTGCATTTAAATTATCTGTAATGTCATTGATGACTGCGACTTGTTGATATGGTTGAAGTTGTCTGAATGGAACACCGAGATATGCATAGAGATATTGCATTGCTTCAGCTGGAGTAACAAATCCTTGTTCTTCTTCAACAAAACGTGGCTTACCAACTTGAACTAAAGCATATTCTCCAAGTTGCGTATTGTTTTGTAATGCATCTGCAACTGCTTTGCGAACAGACTTCAATGGCATAGGTATGCTCCACTTGTTTGTAAGTGGTGCACCAATTGATTCTGCTGTAAGAACTGGAAGAACTAATGCGTTAATAAGTTTTGTGACACCTTTAATTTGTGGGAACAATTCTCTTGCAATATATACAGCTTGTGCTTTAGCTGGGTCAGTTTCAAAAACTTTATTATAAACTTGTTTACCACCAGTACCAAATTTAACATTCTCTCTAGCCTCAAACCATGCACGTAAACCTGGGTTAATTGAAGCAAGGATACTTGCTGGGTCAGTGAAGTTACCAAACTGTTCTTCTTGTTTTTGGAATCCAAAGTCTGGTAATAAATAACTTGAAGCCGATGTAGGAAGTTTAAGAGCACCAGGCCAGTATGATGGAACATACTGTTCAGCTCCCTTGTCTTGAGCTTTTAATTCTCCAGCTAATTGACTGTACTTGTAGTAAGCATTTGGATTCATCCAGATTGATTCTGTTATCAAAGGGAATGAACGTGATGTCCATTTCCAGAATGGAATAAATCCTTTTGTACTTTGGTCTGCTCTTGTGATATCTTCATAGTCAATAAGATATTTTGCTGTTCGTGCGGCGGCTTGTTCTGGTGTAAGACCTTTTAACAATCCGTCATAAGTTAAAGCAAAACGTGACCATTGTTCAATTGTTGTTCCAAGTTTTCTGTTTCCAGCAAGGGCAAATGGTCCAAAGATTGAAGACTTTTTGCTCTTACCCATATTAGCAATAGCATAGGACAAGTCACCAAGCGATTCAATTCTTACTCCACCTGGTTGTTTAAATCCGCTAAAAGGAATTTTACCAGTTGCTTCTTGGCCAAAGATTCCAGTTCTTCTTGTTCCACCAAATGCTTCTTCTGATAAACCACCAGATGATGGAGCATTTAATAATGATGCCTTTAAAACATTTTCATCAAGACCTGGTCTTTTTTTTGTTAAAGCTGCAAACTCTGCGCTCTTAAAAAAGTCTTCAATTAAAGCTGATGAACCTTTTTCTGCTAACGCAAGTTCTGCTGCACGTGCTTGGTAAGCTGCAGTTCGTGGTCCAAATAAGGTTTCAGCAAATGCAATGTCACCACTAGCTTTTATACCAGTTCGTGTTGCTCCTTCACCAAGAGCTTCGGCACCAATCTTTTCTGTTCTTTGAAGAAATTTTGTCCATGCTAAGTAAACATCTGTTCCTTCTAACAATGTTTTTGGATTAGCGCCGGCTGATAACATAAAGAATGTGTTTGATATTCCGTTACGAATATGGAATCCTGGTGTGGCTGTAACAAATGTTTTAAACATTCTAGTTACTTTACCTAATGCAAGTTCTGATGCACGTGCAACCAATGGGTCTTCTAATCTTTTCATATTAGTAAGAAGTTCACGTACTTCAGGTGAGGCAATAAGACCTGGATAATCAATTGCATTGAGTGCTAAAAACTTATCTGCAGAATCTAAATAGAATGGAAGAATGCGTGTCCATCTATCTGGATTAGCATTCTCTATGTTTAATTGCAACCCTCTTGCTTCATTTGTTAATGATTGCAAAGTAGCTTCAGCTTCTGATATATCAGTTGCATTATACATAAATGGCACTGGTGTGTCTGTTCCTAGTTGTAATATTTTTTGTTCTAACTTATTTAATTCATATTCAATTTGGTCACGGAATAATGTAGAAGCTTTAGTTCCTTTATCTGCTCCACCTTTTCTAACCAACTTAGTTAGTTCTTCCATCTCACCCATGATTGTATCAAGTTCTTGTTTTGCTGCGGGGAATTTACTTAATAAATCTACACGTTCAGGAGTAAGCACATCTTCAATTGCATTTACTAATGGTTTTATTTTTGTTGGTGGTTTAATGCCAGTAACTTTTTCTGTACTTCTTTGAACTAATTCTCCACCATAACCTTTTTGTTTCCAAGGTCCATCACCTTCTGAAGCTTGAGCCATTCTATATAAGAACTCACTATAAGAACTATCTTTAGCCCAACTCTGTGCATACTTAGTTAATGCTTCTGTTGCATCGGTAACAAAGATATCATATTTTAATTTACCTTGTTGTCTGGCAATTTGATTCAATCTTCTTACACCACCAGCAATATCTTCTTTAGTAAGCTTTACTCCAAACCAAGTACTGCCTTCAACTATTTCGCGCAAAGTAGTTCCAGCCATTGCACCTGTTCTGTCAACGCCCAATGCTGTAAGAGCACCTGTTGCCATTTTATTTTTAGCTATTTGGTCTTGTGCAATATCTGTTAGTACGTGAGGGAACCATGTTTCATTTTTGCTAAGTGGTTTTATCAAACCTGGAGTTTCTAAATCTGCACCAACTTCAGCTGCTGTTCGACCATACTGTGCTAATTGTTGACGTTCATGTAAATGATTTGCACGCTTATAAAATTCATCAGCTGATTCACGGAAAACTCTAGCAGCATTTAGTTCTGCATCTGTTACAGCTTCACGCGCCGGCAAGCCAACAGCAGCTCTTGCTGCGTTAACTTTAGCTGTTGCTTCTGCGGCTGTTAAAGTTGGGTCTAATAATCTATTGCCAACACCAGGTGTTTCAAGTAAATCAGAAATAGTTCTTGAATAAGTAGCTATATCTCCTGGCTTTTTTGCAGCGTTAAGAAATGGTTCAGTAAGACGCATTGCATCTTTTCCTGCTTCTTGAAACAACTGTCTATATGCTCTGTCCATTGATAATAATTTAACAAAATCATCTGCTGCTTCTCCGCTAAGTTTTTCTCCTTCATAAATTCCAGAGCGTAAAGCTGTGCGCATTCTTAAGATGTCTTCGCTTCCCCACAATCCACCTTCACCAATTGGAGTAATTCCTTTTAAGAAAGCTCTTCCTGGTGGACTGCGAAATATACCTTGTGTAACGTTAATGGTTGCATCTGATAGTGATGGAACAATTCTAGAAATTACTTTACCAACTGGTATATCAGTTCCTTCTCCAACACGTATAGCAGTTAAACCTTTTGCTAAAGGACCAGTTACTCTATCGCTATAAGGAATAATCCATTTAGCTTTTCCTGCGCCCCATCTTATTCCACCTTTGTAACCAAGCACTTCTGCAACTGGACCACGTAATGCAGTGTAACCATTAGTAGCAATTTCACCAATAACTTCAGGTGTTAATACATCTGCTACAACTTTGTTGCCTGATTCTACCGCAGCTTGTGCTGTCTCTCTAGCAATCTGTGCAAGTTCTTCACGACTACGTGCACCAAGAACACGACGTTCACCAAAACGAGCAGCTTCACTTAAAGCAGTCTTTGATGCTGTCTCTGCAGTCTTAGCTGCTGTTTCTGCCGCTGCTGCCGCTGCTGCTTGTCTTGCTGCGTCTGCTGCTGCTGCTTGTGCTGCTGATTTTTGTGCTAAGGTTGTAGCTGTATCTGCAGCAATGTCTGCTGCTTCTTGTGCTGCTTTGCTAGCTACGAGGTCTGCTGCTTCTCTAGCTGCGACTGCTGTTGCGGCTTCTCCTCCAGCTCTTGTTGCTGATAACACTGCCCCACGTTCAACACCAGCAGCTGGATTAAAATAAGAAACAGGGTCAAGAGCAATGTCGCCAGTTAAACCAAGACCACGGTTTACCCATCTACCTTTGCCCCATAAAGAGTTTGGGTCAACAACGTTACCAAATACTTTACCATACCCTAATGATTTATCATCAAATTGTTTTTTCCAATCATCCCAGTTCCATCCTGGTTTTCCACTGGTTCCTTCTGTGTATACGCCTTGTGTTTTTTTATCTCGCACTGCACCAAGAGCATTACCTGTTTCAATAAGAGTTGACAGTATTGCGCGACGTCCAATACCAAGTGCATCAAGTGGACCACCAACAAGTTTTTCAACAGGTTTAAATTCGGCTATACCTTTTGGAAGTTTTATACTTCCTTTATCAGTAAAAGGTAAACCTATAGAATTGGGAAGACTAACACCCCAAGCTTTGCCAAATAATTCTAAAGCTTTATTAGGTTTACCTTGTTCAGATTCAATCTGAGCAATTCTTTCTGGAGTTACACCAGCTAAACCAGCAGCAACCTTTGCTTCATTTAATTTTCCACGCGCTTCTAATATATCAGGCGATTGACCATAACCAGCTTGATTTGCTTTTGGAGCAGTCAACCATGATGGAAGTTCAGGACCAGCAACTGGCGCAGTAGGTATTACAGTAGGTGCAACTGTTGTAGGAGTGGGAGCAACAGGCGTACCTCCACCAGTCATCCATGGTGGAAGTTCATCATCTGCAGGTTTGACTACAGGAATTTTTGCTTTAACAGGTGGTTTTGCTACCATTATTTACCTTTAACACCAGGCAATCTCCCAACTAAACCTCTTTCTCCAAGAGGCCAAGCAAATGGTTTAGTTTTCGATATGTCAGCTTTTGGTTGATTTGCAACTATTTGATTTGGAGTTATAGTTGTTGGAGTTGTAGCTTCTTTTGGCAAGAATGCAGTAGATGGTTTACCAGTTTTTACTGACGCTCTAAATCTCACTTCATCTACATATGGTGAAAGTTTTTTAGCTTCTAATTCAGCCATATCATTTGCTACTGCAGCTTGATAAACTGGAGCAATGTAACCAGATGGAGTAACACCTGGGAAACGTGGTCCCATAATTTTTTCTCCAGTTGTTATGTCTGGATGTTGAATTGTACCTGCAGCTAAATCGGTAATAGTTCCATATTTAAAGTTTGGATGAGGAAGATTATTTTTATAATATTTATCTCCAGTTACTAAATCTACTTTTGCTTTAAATGTTTTTTCATTGGCACTATTTAATTCATTAGCATAGTTATCAACTAAAATTGAAACTTGATTAGCTGTTAATCCTTTAGCCAAATTTAAACCTTCTTCAGTTGTAGTCAAAGCTTGCTTAAGTTGACCAATGCCAAGTTTACCAGTAGAAAGAGCTTTAACAATCCAATCATCTAAAGTATAGGCTGCTCTATCTTGTGGCAATGCTGTAAATCTTTTATAATAATTTGGAGCATTAAGAGCTAAGTTTTTTTGTTGTAATGTTTTTATTTTATCTGCACCAAAAACTGTAGCAATATAGCCATCTATTAATTTTTCATTGTTTAAATCAAGACCTTGCTGCGGTCTCCAGTATTGAGGATAAGCAGCTTGTGTTTGTTCTATTGTTGCAGTATCGGTAATACCAGTGCTATCTTTTGGTTTAGTTTTTGGTTTATTACCTGCGGCTTTTTGACGAGCCAATGCTTGTAACATTGCTTGGTTAGGTGCCATAATTAAAATCCTCTTGACCTAAATGGACCACCTCTATCAATATTTATTTGGTCTCTCATTGCTGCTTGTGCTGCTAATTCTTCTGCTGTTGGTACAACAGGAAGCTCAGGAGGAACAGGTGGTGGTGCAGTGTAACCAGTGCCATACAAACTATTAAGAGCATCTTGCAAAGCTTGCTGACGAGCAAGTGCTTGTTGCTGTGCTTGATATTTAGCAGTATTATACTGAGTTTGAATTTGTTGTAGTGCAGCCAATTGCTGAGTTGTTAATGTTCCTTCTTGCTGTGCTTTATATGCATTCAATTGAGCAGATGCTAATTGTCTAGCCATCTGTTCTTCTGCTAATCTTGATTCTTGTCCAGCTCCTGATTGTGATGCTAGTATTCCAAGTAAGTTATTGTAGTTTGCCGCGCCACCTTGTGCTGCTGCGTTAGCAGCCATAAGACCAGGTTGTGCTCTGCCTGCTTCTACGCCCTGTGCTTGCATGTATTGAGCAAGTTCATTAGCTATCGGTGCTGCTGTTGCACGTGGTGCTTGAGCATATGCTGTTGGTGCATTAGCTGTTAGGTAATTACGCAATGCATCAAAGCCTTGAGTTTGCAATCCACCTGCAGTTGTATATGCTGTGCCTAATTGTTCTCGCTGTTGTTTTATTTGGTCTGCAATATATTGTTCTTGTGCAGATTTTTGCTCGTCAAGAGTTGTCATTAATGTTGGGTCAATGCTTCCTGCTCCTGAAATCTGCTTAAGAAGGGCATTGCGTTGAGCTTCAGCTCCTGCCTGCTGACGAGCAAGTGCAGCCGTTGCAGCTTGTTGTGCAATAGTATCTTGAGACTTTTTATAATCGAGTTCAGCCTGACGAACTTTAGCTGTTGCAGCACCACTGCTACCACCTGTGTTAATAACAATAGGTTGAGCTCCTGGTGTAGGGTCTGTATTTATTGCTGGGGTTCCACCACCAGCTACTAATCTCTTTGGTGTAGCTATTTTAGCTGGTTGATACTTTACAATTCCTATAGCCATATTCTACCTCAGTGCTAATAACGCTGCGGCATCTGCAGCTATTTGTCGTGATTTATCAGTCTCAATATCTTTAAGACCTAAATCGTAATTTTCTTGTCCTTGTACTTGCGCCAAGTCATAACCTTGTAACTGATTAGCTAAATCTGTTTGAGCATACCCTAGGTTTCTAGCTCTGTCACTGGCATATTGTCCTAGTGCTCTATTGTAAAGGCCTGACTTGATGCCTTGACCCTGAAGCCCACGCTTGCCATAAGATGCAGTAAGCTTTGGAACTTCACCTAAACCACCAGTGGAAGTAGTGCCAAAGGCGGCTTCCTTTAAGGTAGTAATAGGGCGTTGACCAGTGGTCTCTGCCAGATAACGTCTATAAGTATTTAAAGCAGCCTGTTGTCCAAAGGTGTTTTGGAGTCCTCTGCGTTGCTGTTCAAATAAACTTGGGTCAAAAGCCATATTATTTACCTCTTCTATTATAATACAAAAATTTTACCTAGAAAACTCATACCACTTAACTGCGGCATATCGAATTCCCTTTGTGACTGGATGAACCTGGTGCATATAAGGGAATGCCGAGCAAAATACTACGACGTCTCCAGCCTCAGGTTTTATCTTAATATTAAACTCTTTAAATTCTAGCTCCCCACCATCAAAGTTATCATTTAAAAACATTGACACCGATACTACCCTAGGGTAAGCTGGGGCTGCATCGTAATGATTATGGAACATGTTGCCAGGTTCATATCTTAAGAGAACTGTGTGATGGGATATTAAAGGAGTTATGCTATAACGCCCTCTATAATCCTCAATGATGCCATCTATCCCTAGTTCCAAGGATTTTTTGGCTCTAACTATTGGGTCCTGAGGATGACAATCATTTTGTCTAAAATCTAAAAAGTAGTTATAACAATTTCTAGCATCATATTGTACTGTTGGTTTTCCATCCACTAGTACTTCAGCTGCTTGCCATTGTTTAAACATAGCATTCTGTATTAAACCTTTTATAATGCGGGCTGACTCTTTGCCAGTCTTATAAAGTATAATGCCTGGTGCTAATTCCTGTTTAGATTGTATCTTAACTTCTGATATTTCTACTTCTTCTTCAGACGCATGGCCGACAATTTCGTTGTATAAATTTAAAGTTGCACTATAATCATGGCATGAACATACTGGTTGACTTACTGGACCATCTGGCAATGCTAAGAATCTATTACGATTAAAGAATCTTACATCACCATCTTTGCCATATTTATAAATGCCATCCCTTTGTTTTTGAATCCAATGGTCTGGCTGTGTAAAGTGTAAAAATAAAACTGTTGTATATTTGTCAGGGTCCGTAGTTGGATATGGTGGCCTTGAATGAATATGCTGCTGACCACAAAAGATAATAGCATCGTTTGGATTTTGGTCGAAGTGTTGTTCTTCTACTATTAATCCCCAATTAGCAGTGTTTTCTATAGTTATATCAATTGTTGTTTGTGTGCCGTTTTGGTCAGTGTGTTCCCATAAATGCGGTACGCAACCATCCTTTGCTTGGTAACGTACCGCATAAAAATAAGCCTTCTTTAAAGTATTATCTTTAAATATTTCTCTAGCTTTATTTAAACAATATTCTTCAATGTCTTCATCAAATGATATTGCTGCTTCCCATCTTGCAAGCATTGTATGAAATTCTAAAGCATCAGTTCCCATACCAGTATTATTAACAATTTGTTTTACGCGGTCCAACATATCATTAGTAAAAAAATTACTAATAACCTTTGGCTCAGATAAAACATCTGGCAAATCAAACATAATATCTTTAGTTATCATTTACCATTTACCTACTGGGCATGCAGATGCTTTTAACTTTACTTTCATTTTCATAAAACAACCACATTGTTTGCACTGACTAGTTAATTTAAGAAAATGTGGACATTCTTGACATAAAGAATAACGTGTACTTTCTTCTTCGTCAGTTGCTCTTTCTATATTGGTACTTAGCAGGTCCCATGGACGAGTACTTCCTACCTTCTTTTTATACTCTTCCCAAGCAGACATTTATTCTCCTGGTGTGAACTGTGGGTCAGTTAGACTTCCATTCCATACTGAACCAGGCAGTGGCAATTTATGCCATACTGTTTCAACAATTATTGGATTTGAACGCCAAGCAGCAATTGCCATTGGATTTGTTTCTGGAACCATAAAATGCGTTATAAATTTACCATCAAGAATGGCCATAAAACAAGGCCAATTTTCATATGCTACAAGTTCTTCATTGTTACTCATTTAATCTCCTTAAGATTATTATTTAAATATATTAGTAATGACATTATATCATTTATTAACAGCTTGGTCCATCACAATATACGGCACAGATATTTCCGCAATTGTCTCTACATACCCAGTTGCGACATCCAGCATTTGGTGAACCTGGAATACATTGTCCAGCATTTGTACATCCAGTTGATGGTGTTTGACATGTAGTTGGAACACATGGTGGTGTAACAGGAGGTGTTACTGGTGGTGTTACTGGTGGTGTAACAGGAGGTGTTACTGGTGGTGTAACAGGAGGTGTTACTGGAGGAACAACAGGCGGTACGACTGGAGTTACTGAGTTGGAGGTAGCAACTGTTGATGATACGCCATAGTTAGTTGTAGCTGTTACGTTAATGCTATAACTTTGACCATTGGTCATTCCAGTAATTGTTAATGGTGAACCAGCACCAGATGCTACTCCAGAAGCTGGGTTAGTACTAGCTCCATAGGTGACAGTGCCTTTACCAAGATATGCAGGCGCAGTAAAAGTAACAGTTGCTTGACCATTTCCAGCAGTAGCGTTTAAATTTTGTACTACGCTTGGCTTCTTACCACCAGATGCTGAGTTTCCTACGTTTAAAAGTGCCATTATGCGCTCAAATCTCCCATAAGTACCCAGGTGTCAGTTGCTCTTTTGAGAAGAGTTGCTGATGACCATTGTGCTCTAAGATTTAAACCAGGTGTAGCATCGACTGTTACGCCCGTGTCACCAACTACGTTGACTGCACCTGCGCCAGTTCTAAGAATAACAATTTGTGCACCGACTGGAAATGCTACGCTAGCATTTGTTGGAACTAATACAGCTCCAGCACCTGATATTTCTACTACTTTACCATTATCAGTTAAGAGTAAAGTATAACTACCACCAGAAGTACTTGTTGCAACGTTATAAACAAAGTTTCCACTTACGGCAACATTGCCTGACACTGTCAAGTTTCCTGATAAAGTAAGTGAAGTTCCTGTTGCTGCACCAATGTTAGGTGTAACTAAAACAATTGAATCTTGCAGTTTACCACTGGTGACGTTTTGGTCTGCAATTTTAGCAGTGATAATTGCGCCATCAGCAATTTTGCTAGAACCTATAACACCAGGGTTTATATTAACGCCAGTAGATATATCATTAACGTAAGTTGCTATTGAGTTCCAGTTAGCGTTGTGTTGGCCAGCAACAACTGGTTGACCAATTGCAAACGCTGGTGATGGTATTGTATATGGATAAGCCATTGTTAAGTACTCCTAATCTTTCTTCTTTTAAATTTATAAGCGATTGAATTCAATCCCCATTTTCTACCTGGGAAATCTCCACCTGGTAAACCAACTGGGGTATTAGAATCGGGACCATTAAATTGTAATTGTATTGCATAACCTCTACCTAAAGGAGCAACACCCTTACGTTTAATTTGAGCGCCAGCTGCTACTGTTCCATAGGTTGCTGTTCCTGCTGGCAATGGGTCTACTGGATTTTCTTCAGAATATACATCACCTGGATTAGTGTCTGTTGAATATGTTGAACCAGTTTGTGTTGCGAATAATGGAATAGTTCTTGTTCCACCTACAGCATTAGCTTCATCATAATTTTTATAACGTTGTAAATATAATGCTGTGTCTTCTTGTACTTCTTTAAATACAAAATATGGACGAATAAATGTTTTTAATTGCGCGTAAGTTTGGTCAGCAAACCAAGATGTTCTATATGCTGATGGATATTTTCCATCAAACTCTGGTGCTCCTGCTACCTCATCAATAGTATTATCATAATCATCTACATAGTAAACATATGGCCATTCATCATCTTGACTTGTCATTAAATAATAAGGTTTATCATCTGCGTCGCGCCAATCGCAACCAGTAACTAAACCATAACCACTTGCACCTGCTGCTGTATCAGTTTCAAATGACGGTGCAGTTTGAAACATAGTATAAGCTCCAGCTTTACCAATTGTTGCATCAAATATTAAATTAACAGATGGATATGGTGGAGGTGGTCCATCAGTAACGGGTGCATATGGTAATGAAACCCAAACTCTTCTTCTAACATATGATACGGTTATTACATCAGTATGTTGAGCATTGACTTCATTATTAATAATAATTGGTCTTATACGTTCAAAGATATCGTTTATGCCATTACGATTATAGAAATACAATCCTTGCGGCCAGTCAAAGAAATATACTCCACCGTCACCAGCAGTTGCTTGTTGCGGTGTATCAATGCCAAGAGTTGTTGATACTTCTACAAGTTGAAATGAATCAGCATCATAACCTAATAGTAAATAAATAGCTTTTTGTTTAAATATCATAAGCTGACCATCAACTATTTGTATGCCACGGATACCATCTCCACCTGCAATAATGTCTATGTAGTCATCTTGAAACCAGTTCTCTGGTGAGTTTTCATGTGACCAACGAAGACGATTAGGGTATGCAGTTAATGAAGGTGTTGCATCTGTGCTATATTCATAAGTATTAGCTACAAATAATTTATTAGCATGTGATACTGTTAGTTCTGCGCGGGGCATATAACCACCAGTTGGTAACTGATATGGCTGCCATGTTGGGCTAGACGCAAGCAATGGTGTTGCAGCTGGGTCTCCAACTTTCCATTTGTACATTTGAGTTGCAGACTTACCTAATGCGATATAAAGAGTATCTTCCCACTGAGTAAATGATGCACCATTTGCAGATTTAACATTCAATGGTGTTACAGTATCACTAGTTAAAGTAGAAAAGTTTCCACCAGAAGAATAGTAAACTCTTCCATCATATGGGCCTGTTGCTTGATAACCAGTTGATAACATAATTTGTGGTGCTGCTAAAAATTTATAATTATATAAAGTTTTAGGATTCCAGTCACCGCTAAATGATATTGGGTCAGGATTTTTTACGTGATAGCCAGCACGAGAAAACACACCACCACGTGGGTCAATTTCTACGTTGAGCATTCCTGGTGATTCATTTGGTGCCAACTGAAATTGGTCAGCACGAAAGTTAAGTCCACCAGTAAAATCAAACGCTTGCGTTACTGCAATATTAGCCATTGTTTAGAAAGCCACCGCACTAGGAACTGCTGAAGAGCTAGGAAGTACACGTATTCCTGGAACGTTTAATCCATAACCATAAGTTGACAATTGTAATCCACCAGAATAAACAAGTGGTTGGTTGCTTGATGGTGCTGTGAGATAGTCTTGGTAGTTCTTTAAGTTTGTAACAAATTGTTCTCTGTAAACCCTTGACATTTCAGGGTCTTCTTGGAACTGATACATACGTGACATAGTATAAGTTATAAGACAAGCTTGTAGTTCTAAGTCTAAGTCTACATAATCAGTTGATTCTGCATCGTTTGAATTCTCTAACCAAGTGAAACTAGGTTGACGGTATCCTCTAACATAAAGAGTGTAAAGTTGATTTGCTCGCGGCCACAAATAAGCTCTATTTGCCCATAGTGAAAAATATCCTGGAATACCAGGTTGGTTAGTTGCGCCTATCCACCATCTTTCAGCTTGATGTTGACCAATATAAATTAATTCATTACCATAATTTTCAAATTGATTAGTTCCCTGAACTGCAATAATATTAATAACTTCTTTAATTTGGTCTATATTTACCGTTACTGGTGTTGTAATATTTGGAGCATAAGTATGTCCCATAACAAATTCTGTAACAAATTGGGCTCCATAATTAGCAACTGCAGTGTATTCAGATTCAAACCAAGGCCAACGAACTTCAGAGTCTACGATTGTTTGGAAACCTTCTTTAAGGAATTGAAGCACTAGGTCCTGGTTAATATCGTCAATGTCATTATCATAACCAATTTGTAATTGCGAAAGATTCTCAAGCAATTGGATGAGATAAAAAGAGTTTAAACCACCTACAATGTTCATTGCCATATTAAATTCCTATTCTTTAGATTTAGCTGCTTTTTCTGATGCCTTTAAATGACCGATGCAGAATTCAGTTCCCTTTGCTTTTGGAGCACGACATCTTTCTTCTTTAGCATTAAGGCCAGTACATGTTGGCATTGCGGCCTTATACTCAATACCAGATGGAGGAGCAGGCTCAGTATTAGATTGCATATAACTAGGCATAATGCCGGCTATTTCTTGTCCAGGCTTTGGTGCGTTATACATCTCACAACCTTCTAGAATTTGTGTTGTGAACATTGGCTGTCTTGTCATATGTTTAATCCTTCATTTATAAATAGTTCTCTATGTATTATACAAAATTTTTCATTTAAAAGGAAATAGCTGGCACTAAGAGAGTTGCCCGAAGGATGACAACCTTTCAACTCTTAGCACCAGCTAAACCTATTTAACTAGCCGAAGCTAATTAATTTATTATGCGTCAGCTGACAAGTAGCCCTGACGTGCACGGTTCGAGCAAGTAAGCTGACCGTAGGCCAATACGATGGCGTAACGAGCATCTTTCTGTGCTACTGTACCCTGCTGGAATGGCGTTGTGGTCCACCAATGGCCATTCATACCAGTGAGCTTGAGGTACTTCGTATTGAGGAAGTACATCGAGGCATTTGATACCTGGTTACCTGGCATTGCAAGGTCAAACACAACTGGTGTCTGCTTGAACATCAAGTTCTGGAATCCAGCATTTGCC